AGCATTTGTCCAGCCGCTTTAGCCACAACCGCACGGTACATAGTGCCAAATGCCACCTGAACACCACTGGTTGGGTTGGTCATCGCCTTACTAATCTGCTCGTCAAGGAACTGTAGACCGCTTGCACTATCTACTCGACCCTTTTCGGCAATCAAATCCTGCACCGGCGACAGGCCATCAACAATAGTCTTGGCAAACTGAGCAACCTTGCCGGGAACATCGCCGGCATTAAACGGCTGGATGACCAACGGCTTAAAGTCATCACCCATCAAAGCGTCTTTGCTATAAGACAAGTAGCGAAGACCCTGACCAACTTCACGCATAGTTGCGCGCTCGTTGATAGTGCCCTGTGGGATAAGCATTACACCGTAACGGTCCATTGTGCGGATGTTGTTAAACAGACTCTTGAGGAGCCGTTCCATCTCGCGCACGATGCCAAACATCAAGTCAAACAAACCAGCGCCATGGAAAGTGCCGTTGTCCATGAAGCGAGCAAAGCCAATTGGGCAATACGCTTCAACACGACTTAGGTCTTGATCGTCAATAATGACATCACCACTCGACACAATGTATCGACTAACCGTACCGCGTTCGCCGTGAATCCAGGTCTCTCGGATCTTGGCAACCTGTTGGGTGTCTGAGTCTTCAACATTGCCGCGAACCCCACCTTGAGCCATGGTGGAAACAAAGTAACCAGTACCGTTCCACGGTGCATCCTGCGACTCTTCCATCTGATGGCCGTATTGCCAGCGCCAAACGTTCATCTCTTCAATATTGCTTTCAATCTTGCCAGTTCCGTACTTGTCCTTGAGGAAATTAAGAGGAACAAGGCGCTGGCGAATCATGCCACGAACCTTTGTGTGATCGTGTCCCAGTGATGGGAACGGCATCAATTCTTTCGGGTGGATGACTTCAAGATCGGCAGTAAGACCAACAGTAGGAGAATCAACCATATGACCCGTAATACCGCAGGAACCCAACAGAGCATAGAGGTAGTTGAAATCTCGCTGAACTTGAGAAAGCTGTTGATCACTAACGACTGCATCTGCAATTAACTGCGCTACCGAACGCTCTCGAAGACCTGCGAGTGAAAAGCCCTGACGCAATGCGCGTGGGCGAAGATCCATTGTGTTTAGACGGGCGGTTGTTTTATCTACGATTGCAAGCAACTCGGTAGATTGAAACTCCATGTTGCCTTCCTCATCAAGATAATGAGGAGTGATGCGACCCGTTCGCGGATCAAAGACATCAAAGCGGCGAAAGCCATTAAGGTAATACCACGCCAACAGCCATAGGGTGCGGCGATAGGTGAGCTTGAGCATCTCACGGGATACGTGAGCGTCAATAATCTTGCCAAGTGTTCTTGGATCTTTAGGAAGGTTTACTCCATCACTTGCCATCGGGTTTCGCCTTCCTCATAACTTTGGTCCAACCAGGAGGCATGTCTTCTAAGAGATCAACGCTTCCCATGTTCTTGTTGATGAAAGCCAAATCGGTTTCTTCAGCCTGGGGAGCAACAGGAGCCGGCGGCTCGTTGTGCCCCCTCCCTGCATAATACGACTCAACCAGCAAATTGAAATAGGAAAGCGGGATAGTTACCGTTAACTGCCCCGGATTTGGGCGCGGGGCTTCGTAATGCATTTGGTCAGACACGGGATCCTCCGATTTGTGGAACTGGTTCTTTCATCATACCGAGCGCATCTTGAACCGAAATGCCGTTTAGGTTCATCAGCTCAGCAATGTGGATTCCGTATTTCTTATCAATGACGTTCCCGTTGGCAATTTCTTCCATCGGATTTTCAACAACCAAGGTGTCATCTTCTCCGTCTACCTTAATAGCCGACCTCTCCATACGACCACGGACAACAAACATGCTCATGGCTATGGTGTCAATGAAGTCGTCGTGGGCTAGACCCCCACTTTCAGCGTCTGGGTTGAACTGCTCAAACTGTTCAAAGACAGAACGCCACGGCTGAGAACCTCGCCGCCAAGTAGGCAACTTGATTAGCCCGTGCTCAAACCGGTAGTTGAGGGCGCTGATCTTACTGGTCTTGTCCATGACTCCCGGATTCAACTTGATGATCCTTGGTGGGGTCATGCCTGTAATCTGGTCAGCGCGCTGCTTGACCATTGACTCCATGGCCGCATACAGACTGAACGACTGACGCACCACCTCGACATGAACAGCCGGTACGCGCCACTTGGTGATCATCTTGAAGGCGTGTTCAATGAGGATTGGCTCCCGAACCTGTCCGCCCCACGTGTCCAGCACGAAGAGGACCGCGTCTACGGGGTCATAGCCCATGACCGTGCAGACCTTAAAGTCACTATCACTGGTTGCCGTGTAGCTGGTGTCGACCGTGGCAAACAGTTTGATGCGATGGGTCAGGAAATCAGGCAGCGGCAACTTCTCAACGACGTCTCCTTTGCTCCGCCAGCATATAGTGGCAGTTGAGGAATAAGGATCAAGGTCGCTGTTAAGGTCGGGACTTTCTAGCCACCACCCGTGTTTCTCTTGAGTGATTTCGCCAAAGTACACGTCCTCTGACTCACCCGGCTGAGCCAAATACTCAGCCATGTAGTTGTGGGTGCCGATCATCTCCTTGATTTCTTGGAGACTAACGCGCCCTTCGTTGGCATCATCAGCGTCGCGTGCCTTGCGGTCAAGCGGCCACATGGACGGCCAGGTGCTCTTCTGCACACCGTTGTCGTCGTACTCCGCACGCAAGATTAGACGTGCCCACTGGTCAAACCGTGGATCCTTGGCAATCTTGCTGCCGTCAGCCAGCAGCTCCGTCATCATTGCGTGCCATGCGTAGTGGCGGCGACTCACAAAGGTAGCCAGCCACCGCACACTTGTGTCCTTACGGGTGATCATGGGCATGACCACCTTGAACAACAACCGCTCCATATAGGAACGTAGGATGGTCATGCTGGTTGATGCCTTTGGGTCATACTCCGGGTCGTCAAGTGCATACACGCGGGGGCGACCACCACGCTGGCGGCTCTCGGCGCTCATGGCGCGGAACCAACTGCCGTTGTTGAGGTACATCATCTCAACGCCAAAGGATGCTTCGCCACGCCGCGGAGTAATGCGACCGTCTGGGAACTCAGGAGCCATGTCGTCAAAGATGCGCTTGTTCCCAATGAACTGGCTCTTGATGATCTGACCAGTCTGCTCTGCATTATCTACTGAGCTGGTTGCATAAATGAATGAATATGCAGGGCGTGTAAGCATCTGCAACAGTGCTGTCTTACGGAAACAGTTGCTCTTGGCGAATCCACGGGGTGCAATAGCAATTGATCGCGGGGACATAGCCCACATTCGGTAGATTGCAAAGTGTCCTGCCGGCGGTTCTACCGGATCATCATCGTAAAAGTAGGGGTTAAACTCCTCATCCCAATCCGGATAGAGGTACCACTGGTCAAAGAAGTTGACACTACCAGCAAACCGCGTTGCCTTTAACCGCAAATCGGTGGTGGGCAAGAGCCACTGCGAACAGGCGTTAACGCGCGCAAGCCGCTGACCCTCAGGCGTAAGCGTGAGATAGTCGTGTGGTAATGGCCACATGGCATTACCATCGTCAGGCAACGGGATGGCAACTGGAATCAAAGGTTAACCATGCGCCGTTGCATGCCCTTGACGGCAATCAACTCGGTTGTTGCTACACGAAGAATACTTGCAGCAAGCACTACATGGTCAGAAACCATTGGACTGGTGGCATGAAGCTCAATAGCCATGTCAACAAACCGCTGATGGAAGTTGTGGTTGTTAGTCTTGATGCGATCTAAGATGGCTGTTCCAAGTTCAGACACTTCGCCCCACCAGGTTCCCGGGTCGTGGATGCCCAAAGAAAATAGGATGGGCGCACCGGCGCGTGCGGCTTGCATGTTGTCCATTGAGGTGATGTGCAAGAACGCATCGTGGACGTTAGGTGGTAGATCCCCGAGATGGCAAGTAGATGGCGGCAATGGTTCCAGTGGTGTCCTGGCTGATTGCGTTTGGACTTCTTTGGATGCTTGATACGAGTTTCGTTGCGGATTGTGTAATTGTTTTTCCATTGCCATCTGCTTCTACCACCGTTGCGGTGGCGGTTGTAATCATGCCGTTGAGTTCGGCGACCTCTCGAACAATCTCTCTTATACGTTTCATTGCATCAATAGATGTCTTGCCACTACTGTTTCTAGCAAGGTCTACTAGACGCTCCATCTCTTCAGACACATCCCAACCAGTGGCTCGGATAGCAGTCCCCACCTTAGATGGGTTAAAGAACGACATGATCTGATCATCATGTGAACTATCTATCGAAGCTAAACTTCTTGGTGTCATTAACGTGGTAGTCCTGCTATCAACCGCGACAAACCATATTGCTCTTTAACTGAATGTACCGGAACGCTGCCCGATTGGCGAACGACACTAATGTCGCTTTCGCGTTGCTGCCCAGCAGTCTTGCGCTTTTTCTTTTTGCTTCCAGCGCGTCGGACAACATCTGTTGCTTCTCGACCAGGCGCTTGTGGCTTATCACGAAGCGATCCGCCGGTGTACATGACTTGAGGCTTAGGCGCTCCAGGCTGGGGTACAAACATAGCTGGAATTGGAGGCGTGCTCTGTGCACTTGATGGACCCTCTTTAGCCTTTGGACGGGTGCGCCGGCGGAAAGGGGCGTTTGGTGGATTCTGAACCTTGGCACTGACAAGACGCGAAATAGCATCAACAGCAGCCGGTGTCCCCTTTGAATCTAAAGTCTTCTTGTAGACCTCATACATGTGCGGATCTGTTTGACGCTCAAGCATCTTGATCCGGTTGTTGATTTCGCGGAGCAACTCCTTTGGCATGACGTTGTATGAGAACTCTGGGAGTTCGCCGTACAAGTTAGACCCACCAGGTAGAAGATTGCCACTTGCATCTTCGCGGCCAGCCTCAAGCAACTTACCGGTTACCGTCTTCTTCCTTTGGGTTGGTTTAGCCTTACCAGATTTGATTTGGGCTTCTAACTTATCTCTGTCAGCGTATGCCAAGTGAAGAAGTCTTGGTGCATTCAGCTCGCTGTCTCTGCTACTACCAATTGTTTTTGTTCTTGCCAGTTTCTTTGTTTCAAGCCTGTATGCCTTGGTGAACTCTTTGATGTCTTTCTCGGCCATCCGAGCTTGTTCCTTCTTGACATCTGCTGGAGATATGCGACCCTGTCTAATGTGATCGCGGCGACTTGCAATAGTCCCGCCAATATTTACAGCTTCTTTCATGTAGCGGTCATTAACATCCGACAACAATGTCTTAATGTCCGTGTTGCCGGATGGTTTAACCGGCGCTTGTCTTGGCTTGTATCGCTTACCGCGATCAGCAGCCACAGGAAGTTCGCTTAGGTCTTTGATTGTTTGACCAGGAGTTTTCTTAAACTCATTCTTTGCTTCAAGCCCAAGCGGGATTGGAACACCCGGTTCACCACGCTTCATTGCTTGTGTTGATGGGTTTGGAACCGAAGTCGGTCTTAGTTCACCAATGATTGCTTCCATTGAAGAACCACTACCAACGCGTCGCTTTTCTTGTTCTTCAGGTGAACGCCTTGGTCTTGTCAGTTCTGCTTCGCCAGCCATTAAGGCTTGCATAACGCGCAATGCTTCTTTTGGATCTTGAAGAATCTTACGAGCATCAGTTCTGTTAATTCCAAAGTCTGTCAACCGATCCATGTCGGCGACAATAGATCGCTGCTGTTGAGCAAACTTTCCACGTTCGTGCGGCTGGACTTTAACTTGCTGTCCACCGCGGTGACCCTCTGCAATCTTCTTGAGCAGACCCACCATGCGAAGGCGATCAGCTGGCGAACGAATGCCACTGATTTCGTCTAGTGCTGGCTCAGCCTTAAGCCTGTCCATTGGATCGCGTTCTTTGACGCTTTCTTCCGGCTCTGAAGCGCGAGGATCAAACCCGCCACTCTCAAAGGTTCCGCCTTGTGCGCGCTTAGATTGCTGTGATGGTCCAGAACTCTTTACTTGTGCTTCAACAAAGATTCCCTTTGATGCAGCACGGAGGATGTCGCCACGCTCCATTGAGTGAATAGAAGAAGTTGGATCAAGTTCAAACTTTTCTAGTCTCTTTTGAATTGCCTTTTTGTCAGCAGCATTAAAGCGTCTTAAATACTTTGCGAGCATTGCTTCATCGGCAGCAATGATTTCGTATGCGTCTTTAAGGATTTGAGATGGCTCTCTTGCAAGCGCACCTGGCTGGTCAATCTTGCCTTCAAATGATTCGCGATCTCCATCTTCTTTCTTAGAACCACCAAACCTTGACTTACGACCGCCTTCTTCACGCGACTCTTGGTTGGCTTGTGCGCCGTGCTTTGTTGGGTCGAATGAAGAATGCTTCTTTTGAAGTATGGATTTAGCAGCAGATGCAGCTTCAAAGTCTCGAAGGTGGGTTTCGTATAAACCTCTATCTCCTTCAGCTTCGGCAATTGCCATTTGCTTTTGAGATTCTTTTATAGTTGCATCTAGACCAAGATTTGCAATTCGATTTGGACGTTCAGCCCTTGCCTTTACTCCAGCACCAAGAATTTCGTTCTGCTTTTCTGTAATAGCGGTAAGACCCTTGCGCGCTTTGGTCGGTTCAAACTTTGGGACTACGTTCCCGCCTTCTGGTGCAGAGGTACCTTGTTCTGCAACACCCGCTTTGGTTCTTGCAGTTTCTGGAAACTGAGATGACAAGAACTGCTGTGCAAGATTGCGTTCATCTTCCGGGTAATTATCAATCTCGCGCTTAGCCATTCGATATGCGTATTCACGAATATCTGTATTGTCCGGTACAAACCCCGGATTCTTATACTGTGCACCACCCCGCGCACGTTCTGTAGCAATGATTTCTTCTTTGGCTTTGTCTTGTAGTCGCTTGTAAGTAGCTGGTTGAGACCACTTAGCAACACGCGAACGAGCTAGGCGACTAGCAGATGTTTCTGGTGGAACTGGGGTTCCTACTGGGCGGACAACAGCGCTGGCATCAATACCGGTTGCCGATGCTGTTTGCCTCGCTGTTGCGTCTTCTCTTGAAGGGGCTGGGCCTGGTCGTTTGGCTACCGCACCAGCAAGTTCTTGCATAACGCGAGCTGCATCTTTGGCCTTCTTGGCAACTTTACTTTGCGTCTTCGCTGTCAGACTGAGCTTCGCCATTGTCGGGATCCTCTGGTAGTCGTGCTGTTGGTACTCGCATATCGTACTCCTCTGCAATCACAGTTGGAAGAGTGGAGTACGAGAGTTCTGCCAAACGGGTAGTTAAGTCGAGCATGGCTCGCTTCACTTGAGCAGGGGTGCCTATCTTGGCAAGGCGCTTGCCGGCACAGAGTTCACCCACCAGCCACCGCCAATGCTGACGGATTTCCTCTGGTGGGATAGACACGCGAGCGTGTGGGTAATTGGTTCGGTTGCCGTTCTTGTTTTTGGCACCCGGCATAAGGAAGTCGCGCCCACCAGCCCGAGTGATGGCTTTCATGCAGATTTGGAAAGTCATCGGGTCGACGTAGGCTTTGCCACCATCTGTGAAGATAAGTGGGCACCCGATGGCGCGGCACAAACCACGAAACCCACGGCGCGAACGAATGAAACCTTTGAGTTCATCAAGGTAATAGTCCTCATCAAGCAGACGAAGGCCGCCTCCAAATGAAACATAAGATGGGCTTACCCGTTTCAAGTGAATCGCATACCAGGGTTATTGCCAAACGTTTGGCTGGACGAATTGATTGTTCCGCCTAATTGAAAACTTGGCTTCTTGCCTCGAGCAGCTGCTCGACCTTTTACAAAGTCTTCTGGGTCTATACCGTTTAAGTTGAGTGGGCGCTTGGATGGATCAAGAGCCATAGATGTTGCAAGTGATGCATCGTCTAATTCTTGGCTTTTAACAATGCCATCAGCAAGCCGAGACATACGAACTCCTACGGTTGGGGCTACTGGTGCTGCTGTTCCCGGCATCTTTGCCATTAAGGTTCCAGGAATTGGCATACGCGTTTGTGGCATTGGCATGAATGTTTCACTTGGTTTTCCTTTTGGGTTGGCAAGTGAAGATGGTGGACCAAAGACACCAGGTGTTACGCCAGCCTTTGCTACCTTTGGTTTCTTGCGAGCGCCATCGCCTGCGGATTGGCGGCGTGCATTAACTCCTGCGTTTCCTTTGAAGGACATTGAGTTAATTGCTTGTGGAATAAACGCGCCCATACCGGCTTGGCGAATACCAATGTTTGGATCTTGACTGAAGAATGCCATGTTGTTCCTTTATCGAATTCCACCAGCAAGGGATGTAATTAGTCCAGCAAGTTGATTCATACCAAATAATGACTCTTGTTTCTTTTTTGCTTTGCTCATTCGAGTATTGTCAGCCATGATGTCTGCGTCCACAATTCGGCGGATGTCTTGAGCTGGTACTGCTGGACCCATCGCGTTACCAAGTTCAATATCACGGTTGCGATATGCGTTTTCGGATCGCAAGCGGTCGCCATACATGCCTTCCATTGGATCGTTGGCAATTTCATTTGGGCTAGTAAGGATTGATGCAAGGCCGCCACCAGACATAGCTCCTAAACCCTTGGTTAAACCTTTGCCAACTACATAGTTTCCAGCATTGCTTGCTGCTGATTCAATTTGGCCCATGGCATTTGCAATTGCTCCGGCGGCTGGTGTTAGCTTTTTAATGCCTTCAATTGCAGCGGTCTTGCCTAAGGATTTTCCAAAACTTTGCATCGCGGTGTCGCCACGTTGTTGTCTGTATGGGCTTCGCATGGATTTATGGTACAATCGGGAGTGAGGTTTCAAGACCTAAAGAAAGGATAACATGGATTGGAGACAAGACCCGCTCAATTCAATTGAGCCGACGAAGGTTGCACGTCGAGTGATGCAAGAGAGGTTCCGAGATTCAGGTGTTTACCGTTGGAGGAACGATTGGTGGGTCTGGAAAGATCACCGATGGGCTGTTCTTGACGATGAGCGGCTCAAGGATCTTGTTTGGGTGTGTTTGGAGGACGCTGTTTGGGAGAAGCCCACCAGGAATGGGGTGGCACTGGAAAGATTTGGTCCGGATAGGCAGAAGATTGACGGGGTGGCTCGGGCACTCGAGGCGTTGGTGAGGATTGACGCGGAGATTGTGCCTTGTTGGATTGGTACACCCATTGGAGACTTCCCACCAGGGACGACTATTGCGTTTCAGGATGTGCTGTTCAACCCACAGAACGGAAAGACCATGGGTAGGCCGAAGAACTGGTTTGATCCGGCGGTATTGCCGGTCGACTTTGATGTAGAGGCCAAATGTCCGCGCTGGGAACAGGCTGTTTCAGAATGGGGTGACGGAGATCCAGCTTGGGCAGAGCTTTTGGCAAGGTGGATGGGGTATTGCCTCATGGGAACACGCAGATATGCGCGCTGGATGCTGATGTACGGCAAGATTCGTGGTGGTAAGGGCACGATTACTACGGTTATGAGGAAGTTGATTGGTCGGGCGGCGTTTATGAGCAGCAGTTTGGAGGATTTGGCAAATGAGTTCGGTATGGATGGGCTAGAGAGGAGCAAAGTGCTGGCAATTAACGAGGTAAATGAGATGGACTCCAAGGGAGGAGAGCGAGTTTGCCGAGTTTTGAAGAATATTGTGGGTCAAGACCCCATGACTATCAATGCAAAGCACCAAAGACAGCAGCGGAACGTGGTAATTAACGCTGCGCCAATGGTTCAGAGCAATGAGATTCCGGTTTTGCCCAATAAAGGCAGGGGGCTGAGCGGTAAAATGCTGGTTTTGCCCTTTGATGTCAGCTTTGAAGGCAGGGAAGACCTGGCTTTGGAGGATAAGTTGGAGGAAGAGTTGCAGGGAATTGCTATGTGGGCGGTTCGGGGAGCGCAAAGACTGTTGGCTGCACCTGTTTCTGATAGATGGCCGGCTCCAGCTGCGAGTGCTGATGCTGTTCGGCTGTATCATCTGCAGAACAACCCGTTTGATTCGTTCCTCAGTGCCCGGTTTGTAGCGCGGAAGGACGGGTTTGTAGCGAATGAGGTGATTCGGGCTCAGTGGGATGACTGGGTGGAGTCCAATAGAATTCGGATCCATGTGCCGAACAACATGTTGTTTGTGAGGATCTGTCAGGAATCGAGTTGGGGATTGAGACAGACCCGGCTTCCTGAGAGTCAGGGTCACGACCGCGGGATCCACGGGGTCAGCCTGCGGAAAGAACACGCGGACGAACACTAACCTCCAATCTGCCCCTCTGGTGCCCATAAAGCCCAGGGGGGTTTTTGTAGGCGGGCCAGTACCTAGAGTACCGTATCTTTTCTTCCTAATGTATAGAAGAATATATAGAAGAAAGAGAGAACAGCCCGGAATACCCGGTTAGCAGTTATGGGATTTTGAGAAGGATTCCCTCTTTCCCCTGCTTCTACGAATCAACCCTGGGGGGCTTGGGAGGTCTGTCGACTTGATCCGTCTACGCAACGGGGCAGGTGCAATGTTATCGCACCTAAAAGAAATCCTCTCGCTGTGCTCGGGAGATTCTCACTACGTCTATGTAGTGAGTATCTCCCCCGCTCACACACGCAACTAGGTGGATTGGCTACGTCCACCTACTGATTGCAAGTACGACGATTAGCGCGTGCTAACGGGTACCTGCAACTAGTTGAGTAGTCACGCTCTACGGAGCAGAAAGGATCTTCCAATGAAGATCAGTCTCAAGACCGCGTCCGCCACCTCCGCCACCAAGGTCGAGGTCAAGGAGCGCAAGTACGTCGCCTTGAACATGCCAGTCGCCATCACGGTGATCGGCTTGTCCGAGGAGAAGTCCGCCAAGAACAACATCTACTACCTCATCGAGGTGGAAGATGCCGACGGCGGAACGCACGACGGACTCCTCGTCAACCTCACCAAGCGCAAGGAAATTGCGATGGGTGATAAGTTCGACGTGGTTTGCACCCTGACCCAGATCAAGGGCAAGTGGAGCCGCAAGGTCATCTGCTAAGCGCGTGAGCGCGGGTGTCCACTCTCCACACGGGGAGTGGCATCCCGTTCCCACTCGTTGTGAGAACAACACCCGTAACAGAAAGGTCACGACAATGGATAGAACTGTAAGCCGACGAAAGACAAACATGCGCATCATCGCCAACGCAGCACTATGTGCCAAGACAACGATGAAGCAAGCCTTGCACGGTTTGCTGTCGCAAGAACTTCGACTGGGCACAATTACCCGCGAAGACTTCGAGCAACTGCACAAGTTTGTCGTCAACGCCGACCAACAACTGGACGAAATGCACTTCATCGCATCACGCCATGCAGATGTCGCGCAACTACGTCTAGACGAAGAGTCCGATCGCCAAGCAGACGACAACCAATTCAACAGCATGCAAGCCTGAGTCCCCGTTTCCCATCACCCAACTCCAGGGTGGTGGGATGCGGACACTTAGTCCAACCGCGTAGCCGGTAGCTACACAGAAAGGAATGACATGCAAAAGATTGCAATGATCGTAGAGAACGACAGTGGAGACCTCTACGGTTACATCAATTCTCCAGACCTTGACAGCAAGATCGACTTCCAGACGTCGTCAGCCCGACACGTCACGTCCTTCTCAGAAGCCATTGCATTCTGCCGTGGCGCAAACGCTGACATCTATTTCCGTATTGCAGATAGATGGCAATGGATGAAGTCTGTTGGCAAAGGCACTAGCGCATCGTCCGGCAATGACTTCATTGGCAAAGTCTGCGGATCTCTCACACCATTTGAACTCCTCTAAGAAAGGAACAACATGACAGTCAAACAACTGATCAAAAAACTGAGCCGACTGAATCCAGATCTCCATTGCGTACTGGGCTGCGGCTCAGCAATTGAGATCGTCAAGGTCGAACCGTTCGACCGCATCTGCCCTGGAGCAGACG